CCTCTATGAGGACGTGCTAGGCGCTCACTCCGAGTTCCGCCTGCTCTATGGTCGCTATGACAACGCCCTGACGGATGGCGAGCGCACCGGCACGATCTACGGCTATCGCGACGGGAAGGGCGTCATGACCTCGCACAACGAGACTTTGAGCGAGGACAGCACGGCTGAGCTTGCCATTGCTGGGGAAGGCAAGCTTAGCTGGACGGCTGGCGCTCCTGCGTGACAACCTCGGTAGAGCTTGAATTTGGGCCGGGGCGTTATCGCTTCTTTCTGCCGCTTAAAGCCCAAATCGAAGTCGAGCGGCTTTGTGGCAACAAGGCCATCGGCACGATATACGACGAGCTTTGCGGATCTGTCGGCATCAATCAGGAAAGCGGTGCTGCGCTTTACTTGCCAGGCCCGGCTCGCGCTAAGGACGCCTACGAGGTGATCCGGCTGGCAGCTCAGTACGGCAGCGAAGGCTTTGTGGCAGGCCAGAGAGTTGCGGTGTCCGCAATCGACGCTACCCGGCTGGTCGACCAACATGTCGATGGCCGGCCTTATGCTGAATTCATGCCCGTAGCATGGAGCACCCTGAAGGCATTGCTGACCGGTATCCAGCTCGACGCTCCTAAAAAAAAAGAGCGTCGCAAGCGCACCAGCCGCTCAAACGAGGTGAAATCTTAGCCGGGTGCGGCTCGCTCGGTCTGAACTGGGGCGACATCACGATCGGTGAATATCTCGAGGCTGTCGAGGCTCATAACCGATCAGCTAACCCCGATGCCCCCAAGCCCGCCACGCCTGAATTTGTCGACTTCATGCAGCGGCAGTTTAAGCAGGGCTAGTCAAATTCAAGGATTGCCCGCGTCCACAAGCGGCATTGATTTGGGTGAGGACACTCGTCCAGAGGCCCCAGTGGTGCCTCGGTGGACGAGATCGGCTTTTTGGCCAAGGTAAGGCATGCCTGACAGGGCCCGGCTGCCATGTTGTTAGGGATCACCTCCACCATCTGAAAACCATGGTCGAGATACTCACCGCGGCGTCGAATTCCCTGATACCGAGCGCCTATTTGCGACATGATATGGTGGGCAGATTCTGAGGGATCTTGGCGGCCGATAGGCGATAAGACCTGAAGGAATTCATGAGTGCAAATCGTGTTGCCACGCATGCCATTGGCCCTGAGATCATCGGCGCTCATGCGCGTGCCGTACCGTCTCAGGCCTTTGCCATCCGCAGCCCCGCCAACGTTGATTGCTTCGCTAACCCACAGGGCTGACGCGGCGTCGCTTTTGCATTCAGGCATAGCCGTCATCACGGATTGAATGATGTCGACGTCGGTTGTTTTGACCTCCCGATGGGCGGGCGCGGCCTTCACCTGAATCGTGACGGATTCAGATATGTCTCGGGACGCCACCCGTGGAACGTGGAAGAATTCCCGCAGCCACTTGAAATCCATTGCGGTCGCCTTTTAGCTAAACCTTCTTGCCCTTCTCGCAATTCGGCCAGATCGCCGCAAATCCGTCCTTCCACGCGCGCATCTGAATGGCCTGTTCACTGTCACGCGACAGGCTGGAAATTTCGGGATCATAGACAGCAAACCCGTCCTTTGGGCTCACCACGAAGTTCTTAAACCCGGCATAAGCACCAAAGGCGTTCTTAGCATTCATCTGCCCGCAGATGATATATTCCGACCCGACGTCGACACTCCGCAAGTCTCGGAATTGAGCGGACGACGCGTCGAGTATCTTGCCTGTAAAAGCGTCACGCGCCTGGCGCTCCATGTGCGCCTCGGTGCCAGGGATATACTGGCAGCCGCTGATGGCGAACAACCCTAGCAATATTGTGCGTCTCATCCAGCCCTCCTCACGGCGGTAAGACCCAGCAGTCCCACAGATTAGCCTGCCCCGGCAACCCCGGAGCAGCCTGTGCCGCAAGTCGATCCCATTATCCTCCAGCTCCGCGCGGAAACCAGCCAGCTTCGCAACGAATTGCGCTCGACGACTATCCTGGTTCAGGATCAGATGAACCAGCAAACGCGGTCGATTACGAGGCTAGAGGCTACAGCCGACGCATCAACCCGGCGCATCGGGTCGTCTTTCGCGGCAATGGGGAACGGCATCAAAGCCGCTCTCGCGGGGATTGCGATCGGCGCTGTCGTTCGTGAACTTGCCGATCTTGCGGACCAGGCTAAGCAGTTGGAGGCGCAACTGCGGTTGGCAACCAACGGCTTTGGCACTCTTAGCCAAGCCCAGTCCGACGTTCAGCGCATTTCCGAGCAAACCCGCGGGTCACTAGAGGCAACTACGAAACTCTACGCTGGATTCGTCCGGGCGTCACGCGAGACAGGCCGATCACAGCAGGATGCGGCGCGCGCCACGCAAACCTTCGCGGAGGCACTCAAGATTGGAGGCGCAAGCACGGAGGAGGCTGCCAGCGCGACCCTACAATTCAACCAGGCTCTGCAATCGGGAGTTCTTCGAGGGGATGAATTCAACTCCATCATGGAGGCTAGCCCGCGTATCGCCCGGCTGCTAGCGGATGCGCTTGGCGTCCCGATCGGTCAGCTCCGCAAGATGGCTGAGGAAGGGCAGATAACCTCCGACGTTCTCTTCAAGGCTTTGACGGATAGGAAGTTTACCGCTGGAATTGACGCGGAGTTTAAGCAGATTCCTGTCACGTTTGGCGATGCCATGCAGGCTATGGAAAATGCGGCGATCACATCATTTGGGCAGTTCGACAAGGGTGGGCGGTTTTCAGAGGCGATTGTCGGTTTTCTTGGCACTGGTACGGACACCTTCCGTGGCCTGACGTCACAGGCGGAGCAGTTTGGTATTGACGCTCGAGCTGTCTTTGATGGCCTAGGGAATCTATTCGATCCAATTGGCGCCAACGGGCAGGCGGTTTTTGATGCGCTCGGCATTCGCATTTTTAGTGTCCGCGAGCAGATCACCAGTTTGCTCGCCAGCTTTGACCAAGTGTATAATTTCTATGCTGATGCCAACAATATCGGGACGCGGATTGAGAATGCGTTCGTCCGTGGGCTGAATAGAGCCCAGCTAAGAGCGGGAGCCAAGCCGGGAGATTTGGCGCAGCAATCGCCACTGATGCAGCGTAGCAACCTGGCAGGAAACTTCAGTGGCGCGGCCCGCCTCAGTGCTGCTCGTGGCCGCCTTGATGCGGCTGCAAGAAGGCTGGAAGCTCAAGGCTATATCGTGCCGCGCAATGCCGATGGGACGGTAAATGAGGCTGGCATCGTACGCCGCCCTCAGACGCCTGCTGTCCGGCCTGCTACCGTAACTGCCAGCCAAGCCGAGAACGCAAAAGCGTTGGCTAAGCATCAAGGCATTCTTGCTGACTTAGAAAAGCTGAAAGTTGATGCCAGCAAAGAGGATCTAGCGACGATCAATCGCAAGATTGCGCGCGAAAAGAAGATTGTCGCTAATTTGGAAAAGGGTGTCAGCCTCAGCGCCGCCACCGCTGCGGCGGGCGGGTCGGGCCGTACTGGCAAAAGTGAGGCTGAAAAGCAGGCGGAGAAGGATAAAAAGTTTGTTGATGCATTGCTTGCTAACATCAGCCGTGACGCGATCCCCGGTCGTGAGACTGATGTTATGCTGGAGTCCGGCAGCGCCCGAACAGAAGCCGCTGCGCGTCAGTTCCGCGATATTTTTGGGGAGATGGGTAAGGATTATGAGGACCCATTCAAAAGCGTTAAGGATTACGACACGTCACGCGATGTCTATTACAAGCAACGAGAGGATGCGGAGGAAAAGCTTCAGCAACAGCGGGAGCAAAACGTCTATCAACTTGCAGGGCTTTTTGAAAGCGCGCTAACCCAATCCAGCGATCAGTTTTGGGAGAATTTTAAGCGTAACGCTCTCAAGACGCTAGCCTTCATCGCTGCCCAAGCGGTCGTCACGTCGTTCTCATCGGGCGGCGGGGGATTCGGCTCGCTGCTAGGAAATTTGGGTCGTGGCCTGACCGGCAAGGCGGGCGGCAATAGCAAGGGCGGCATTCTGTCGGCTCTCGGTTTCCTATTTGGTCAGCCAACTGGCATCCCTGGCTTCGCAACAGGCGGATCAATGCTGATCGGCGGAAGCCCCGGCGTCGACCAGAACCTGCTAAGCCTTAACGGTCAGCCGATCGCGCGTGTGAGCCGTGGTGAGACGCTTAACGTCAATCCTGGGAGTGTGGCGGCGCGAGGCAACAGCGTGACCGTGCACCAGCATTTTAGCTTGGACGCGCGCGGCGGCCTTCTGCTGCCTGAGTTTGTCGCGGGCATCCAAGGCTACGTCGACCAGACTGGTGCGGCTGCCGCTAAGGCAGGGGCCGGGGCAGCTAAGGCGCAGATGCCCGCCAACCAGAAGGCGTTCTCTGACCTGAAGGCGGGGTAACGGCGGTAACGCCAGGCCCTCCCCAGCCCTTAGCGTCTCCGCATGGCGACCCGCGTTTTTCATCCGTGCCAATTTAATTTTGGCGACGACGATATACGGGTTGTCGGGTCT